GCCTGGGGACCGCGTGGGTGTTGATCACATCGGCGATACCAGCCACCCAGGTCTCCAACGCGTCCGCAAAGAGTTGAATCTTCGACACGGACAGGGCTTGGGTGCCGACCTTGTCGTGGCCCAGCAGGATGAAGTCGGCCAGCACCGACATGGCGATTCGAGCGTCGTAGCGGGTGATGATCGCGTTGGTATCAAACTGGCGTCGGCCACCCGTACTCAGGAGTTTGAGGTCGTAAGCCAACTGCTTCGTGTCCGGGTCGTAAGCAAGCGGGAACACGATTCCCTCTTGCTCATCGCGCCTGATGTTGCGAACGATGCGCTTGATCTCAGTCAGGGCGCTGGTTTCCTGAGCGGTCGCATTGTCGGACAGCAGGTGCGGCGGCACCAGGGCAACCGGCATACCCGCCAGGTCACGCTCGATTCCAATAGCCTCGATCTCGGCGATCCGCTTCTGGAAGTACCACGGCACAAAAGCGTTGCGGAGCACCGACCGGCCTTGCGGGTTGTTGCGCTTCGTGGTAGTGCGAAACAGCAGGCACCGTTCGATCGGGAGGAACACCTCACCGAACGCCTGGTTCGTGTCCATCTGGTACGCGCCCTCAATGCCGCCCCGCTCATCGAACTTCCAACGGGTGATGGTCGACTGGTCCCTGATCGGCCACTTGCGCCAACCGATCCGACCGTCGTCGTGGTCTGACCGTTCCGAGGACTTCTCCCGATCCGGCCCCAGGCGTCGCTTGTAAACAACCTCGTTGTACGAATACCCGAAGGTCAGCATCGACAGGATCGAGGACAGGGTGTCCGGCCACGAATGAGTCATGTCGGTCATACAGCTCGACACGAACTCGGCTTCGTCAACTGCCCGCTGGTCGTTCGGGTCCGCAGGCGTAACCGTCCACTCGACTCCTCGGACCAACATTTCGATTGAGTAGAGGATGGCCCCGATGACGGCGTGGTTGTCGGCCATCTCCCGGTAGGTGGCGTACCCGCGCTTGCCTTGGAGTTGCCGAAGGAAGTCCTCACGGACCTCGCCGCCGTACTGAACCAGCCCGGTGGAACCAACTTCGCCCAGGTCGGTGGAGGTAGGCGACGTCGCCTTGGTGAGATCGTCGGCCAGGGACATAAGGGCGATCGTAGTCCATAAGTGCTCACGATGAGCCTGTTTGCGACCGCGTCATACCGTGGCGGTTCAGTAGCTCAGGCCATGAGCAAATAAGCTAGCGCGCAACTGCGCGGCCTTCAGGTTCTTCAGTGTGAGAGGCGACACCGCTGACCACGGCCCACCCCTGCTCCAGGAGGAAGAAACCTTCCAGGGGGAAGAAACTTCCAGGGAGGCAAAACCAGGGAGGCAAAACCAGGGACCACATACGCGCAACCACGCGGAGAAAGGGTCGCCAGGGGGACAACTACCCCAGGGCAGCAAAGCGCGAGGTGGCGCGGACCAGTAGCTCAGTCACCAGGGCCAGATCGCATAAGTCACCAGGGGTAGATCGCATAAGTCGACCAGGGCCACCCCGCATCTTTCGCGTGGCGGCACTTAGGACCAGCTCAGGCCCAGCTAAAGTTCTCATCCGCTGAGATCTGAGAACGGCGGAACCACGCGGGGCTAGTTCCCGTGCTCAGCCGCTGAGATTCTGAGAAACGCGCTATGACGCGGGTGACCATGCTAAGCACCCAGGGGAAGTGCTGAGCATCCAGGGGAAGTGCTGAGCAATGCGGCGATTACTTCGCCACCACGAAGCAATCGGGCCAAATGCTAAGCAATCGGGCGACCTGCTAAGCAATACGCCGATTGCTCCACCGCCACGCAGCATGTTTCGCATGGCACCAGCCACGCCGCATGTTTCGCATGGTGGCACCCAGGACCAGGACAGGTTCTCATTCCCTGAGCTAGTGCCCAGCGCGGAACTACGCGGACTGGGTTCGGGTGCTCATCCCCTGAGATTATGAGACACGCGGGATAGCGCGGTTCTCAATCTGGCTCACAATGAGCAACCTTCTACGTCCAGGGACCACATACGCAGAACGACCAGGGACCGGATACGCGCAACGACGCGCGATCCAGTAGCTCAGGTGGTGTAGCGCCCAGGGCAGGCCAGGGCCAGCCAGGGCCAGGAGCAACCAGGGCCAGGTTGTCATCGCCTGAGCTACTGCCGGGCGCGGACTGGCGCGGGTTGTGCTGGCGTGCTCATTCCCTGAGATTATGAGAACCACGCAACGACGCGGTTCTCAGCCTGGGCCACAATGAGCAACCAGTCAGCGCGGAACCCACGGGTTCGACTGTTCCATCGACACCGGCACCACCGTCTCCGGTCGCCTTGCCCCGTCAACCACCAGTTCAGTCAGCGCCCACACCAGGGCGTCCAACCGGTCAGGCGAGGTGGACGAGTCCGGCACCCAAGAACACAACTGGTCCTCCAGCTCAGGAAACGACCCCAGGTGATGAATCCGACCCTGTTCGTACAGGGCGGCCACCGGCTCTGCCCGAACCCGCTTGCCTCGGCTGGCGTGAACCATCCGGATCGGTACATGCCGTTCAACCATTTGGAGGGTGTGCCGCACCATGTCGCCGCCTTGGTTGGCCTCGGCGACGATCCGGTCGGCCTTCAACCGGTGGTAGGTAGCGATCGCATCGGATGCCCACTCGTTAGGAGTACCGCGCATCGACCGATCCTCCAAGACGTACCCGTGGCCCCCTTCGTCCACCCCGCAAGCCACGATGCCTGTCTCGGCTGAGTCGCTGCGAGAGGTGATAGCGGGGTCGATGGCAACCACTATGCGCACCAGGTCGGGCAGGGTCGAGGTTCTGCCCTTCTCGATCATGTCGCGGTTCCATAGCGCACCGTCTACGTCGTCAAGGATCTCAGCGTGAAGTTCTTGGCGACCCAGGCGGGTTCCCTCGTACCTGCCGACCACCTCGTCGAAGAATGACGGTGCGAGGTTCTGCCTGTTCTCGTAGGTGCTGCCCCGCACCACCTGAACGTCACCCCGGCCAACCAGGTTACGAATAATGGCGGTGGGGCGCGGGGTGGTGGTCACTAGCGCCCTCGGGTGGATACCGATTCGCAACCCAAAGATGAGCATGTCCCAAGCGTCGGGATACCGCCATGCGGCCAGCTCGTCGCACCAAGCGAGGTCATGGTTGGGGCCGCGCAACCGGTCGGGTTCGTCCGCTGAGTAAGCGGTAGCCACCGCTCCGTTGTGGAAGGTAACGCGCCGTTTCGAAGGTTCATACTTGGGGCGTTCCTCAGGTGGGAACACCGACAGCAGCCCGGACTCGCCCTCGATCATGGTGTCGCGCACATCAGCCGCTGTTGGGCCTACCAGCGCTACACGGCCTGCTCCACCTTGGGTGACCTGTTCGCGTACCCATTCCGCACCGGTTCGGGTCTTACCGAACCCTCGGCCCGCCAGGATCAGCCAGATAGTCCAATCGCCTGGTGGTGTTGCTTGCTTGGGGCGTTGCCATAGCCGCCAGTCGTACATCAACAGTTCCGCTTCGGCAGAGTTCAGCCCCCGCAACAGGGCGTTCGGGTGGGTGCGGCAGGCTATTTCCTCGGCTACCGACAGCTCGGTCAATGAGTCTGCGGTAGGCCGTAGATCCGTACCAGTGTGGCGCAGACTTCCTCGCCGTCTAACCGCAGGCCCATTTCTTCGACGGTTAGGTAGGTGTCGGGCATATGAACATCGCAACCAACATCTGAGCAGAAGCCAGCGTCAAAGCCTTGCTTTAGCCAGGCCACCACCTCGTCGCTATTCGGGGTCGTATCCGGCATCGGTTTCGTTCTCCTCCGGGTAGATGTCGCTCAGACAGGTAGGCAGCGGTGGTGCGGAACCGTTCTCGGTTCCAGGTTCAGAACCGTTTGTTAGCGCCAGTGGTGCCATGTCCGCATCTGTTACCAACGGACCTTGGCGTCGCCTCAGTTCCTCCAACCTCGCAATCAACATGTCGCCAACGTCGGTACGCAGCGGGCCACCCTCCACCCCGGTGATCTCATGCTGCTTTGGGGCGTCCAAGCCGAATAGCTCAGCCCGTCGCTTCTCGATTCGTAGCGCCCGGTCGACCTGGGCCAAGTCGCCGTTGGCAATCGCCAAATAGATACGCCGGAACAGGTCATCTAGCCGTTCGTTCTGAACCAGGCGCATGGACTGGATGCTCTCGCCGCCCCACCGGTCGAATGCCGCATCGAGGGCGCGCTTTGCCCCTGACCGGTCGGCGTAGCCCACTTCGTCGGCTATCTGGTCGAAGGTGAGGGCTGCTTTGCGTAGGTCTACGACCCTTCGGTATTTCTCCGCTACTTCGGGGGTGACCTGCTTCATGTTGATACCTTAGCGTTGAGAGAACCGTTGCGAAGGGCTACTCAGGTTTCGGTCGGTGTGGTTGGTTGGTTTGCCAACAGCGGTCGGTTTGGGTGTGGTCAATCCACACGCCGTCGCCGACATGCTTTACCTGAAGGCCGCAGTCTTGGCATTCAGCCATTGGCGGCTTCTTGGACGGTGTCTAGATACAGCGGTGGGGTTTGTCGGGTGTCCCCAGGTTGTGTCACCCCGGCGAGTTGGTCTAACAGCCGAAGCGCGAGTGATGCCTGTTGAGGTACGACACCGTTGCCGAGCATTTTGAGTTCGGCGGTGCGGGACAGGCCCAGGCCGCAGACATGGTCCTCGGGGAGTCCCATCAGCCATTCGACGAATCGGCTTGAGAGTTCTCCATCGAGGGTTGGTGAGGGTGCGGGTCGTCCAATGACCTGTTCCCAAATAGCGACCGCTGGGGCGAACTGTCGCCACTTGGGGTCACCGGGGGTTCCAACAACTTCCTGACTTCGATCGACAAACTGTCCCCGTGTGGTGCTGACCTTCCCGTCGATGACTTCTGCCTGGGTGCCCAGTCCTGCCACCACGCCAGCGTTTTGTTGGCCCCCATATCGTTCACGACCGGAGTTGGCATTAGTTCCAACGAGGAACCAACGCGCGCGTTTGTGAGGTGCCAAGGCGTCTGATGCGTGAACAACGCCCCATGAGCAGTTGAACCCCATTGAGTCAAGCGACGCAACCACTGAGGGGCCACCTTGTGAAAGGTGGCCTGGGACGTTTTCCAACACGACGAGTCGTGGTCGTAAAACGCGTACGGCGTTGGCGATAAACGGAAAGATGGCTCTGTCATCGTTTGGATCTCTGTTGCCCGCGATGCTGAACGGCTGGCACGGATACCCCGCAGCGAGAACATCCACGGGTTCGACGTCGGACCATTCTACTTGGGTGATGTCTCCCAGGTTTGGGGCCGTGGGCCAATGGTGGGCCAGCACCTTCGAGCAGTCCTTGTCGGATTCGGCGTGCCACACGGTCGTTGCCCCATAGTGGGCCTCCACAGCCAGGTCGAGTCCCCCAAAGCCAGAACATAGAGAACCTAACTTCACCCGTCCATGCCCAAGGCCAGTTGCTCGACCGGTTGGCGAACACTTGCCCGCGCCGCATCGAACACTTGGATTCCCAGGTCAGGATGGACGCAGTTGCGGAGCACCTGAAACGGGCAATGATTGCCGTCGTAATAGACGTTGCCCTCGTAGTGGATTCCCAACCAGTCCATGAGGTCTTGTTTCCCGACCTGCTTCTGGTTGATGAACCCCTTTGGAGTTGGGATGTCGTTGGCCCGGAAGTGGAAGTTCGTCCAAAACAGGTGCCTGCCGACCTTGGTTGCCGGGATCAAGACGTCGTAATAGGGGACGACGTTCTCAACGATCCACGGGCCGTTGAAGAAGTGTTCGAGGAAGATGACTTCACCGTAGAGCTGGCCGATGTCCGGGTAGCGAGGTGTCCTGTTTCGCCCGCCTTTCACCATTTTGGAATGGGACTGGCAGGGTGGCGAAGACCACACCAGGTCAAATGAGGTGTGGTGGTCTAGTAGGAACTGGTGCGCGTCACCCACAATGACGGTGTCGTCCGGGTAGAGCCGCTGGTAGACGGCGGCGATCTTTGGATCCCATTCAACGGCGGTGACCTGGCAGTCGGACCAGTGTTTGCGGTTACCCCCGACCCCGGCATACAGGTTGAGTACGTTCATAGGTGGCCTCTCATGCGGTCATGCGATCAGCCAACTGTGTTTCTGGACTTCGCCCCGGCAGGTAGGGCAAGTGATCGCGTCCCATGCGAAATGGTAGACGACCCGTTGCCCTTGGCAACAGGGCGACAAGATCAACTCGCCGTCCGCACCGGCTCGGGTGGCCTTGGTCACGGTAGCGACGGTCATACCAAGGTGATCCTGCCACCCGGAATGGACCCGGCTTCGATGAGGTCCATCAGGTGATAAGTCGCGTCCCGCATGGTGTGGAAGCCGTCGTCCGTGACCCGGTCCTCCACGATCCCGTGGCGGGTGAACGAGTAGAAGAACCCGTCAGTGTCCTGCTTGACGACGTAGTTCTCTTTGGTGGTGGTTTCCTTTTCCACGCCTGCGTGTAGCCAGCAGCCGACGGTCGGGTCGTCCGAGTGGATGTACCGGTCGGTCTTGGAGTCGTAGTCCAGCGGGCGTTCGCACTCCACGCACGGGCCGACATGCTCGGTGGTGGTTTCCTTCTCTGTGACCATCTGGCCGTCTTCGCAGTACCACTCATCGAAGTCGCCAGTTGCGTCACAAGGGACCTGGTTGCCCAGGTCGGGTCCGACCGTGCCGGTTCCCTCACACTTCGGGCATTCGTCGGCGGCAAAGCGCATGGTCTTGGTGGTGTCCATTTGGACCTCCTCAGTGGTTGTTCCCATCGAGGCCAAGTGTAGGCGATTTGCCCTAGCCTGGGCAAGCCATACCGAGGGATTCACGCGAACCTTTCTAGACTGCCGGGACATGGGTGACTGGCGCAAACACGCGGCCTGTAACGGTTTCCCGACCCGGTGGTGGTTTCCCGAACGGGGTGGGCGGTTGGACCTGCCATCCTTCATCTGCCGAAGTTGCCCAGTGAAAGACGACTGCCTGAGCTACGCGATGGACGAGAACATCACCCACGGTGTGTGGGGTGGCGTGTCCGAATCGGGTCGAAGAAGGCTTCGCAAAAAGGCTGCGGGCCGGGATCGACACGATGTCACCGACCCCGACCCGCATGACGACCGACGGATGGTATCTGATGGGATACGGACCTGAGGAGGCCCACACCCGCCGGTCGTGTTCTTAGGCTACCGCTACCAGTTCGGCAGCAGGTATCGCCGTGGCTTCGAGTTCATCCTGACGGTCTGGTGCCTCGACCAGTTGTGCCGTCGAGGTTACCGCCTGGGCCAGACCCAACGCCGAGGTGTCCCCGCCCTGAATGAAGTGAAGCAGTATGTCGTTGGCTTCGT